ATTCTCGACGGTCTGCCGTATACGAGCGTCATCGCGCTTTGTGGCGACGCGTTCTTCGACGACCTGATCGGCCACAAGGAAGTGCGCGAGACCTACAAGGGCTATGCCGATGCCGCCTCACTGCGCAACGCCTACATCAATTCCGGCAACTCCGGCATCTACGGCGCGTTCGAGTTCGGCGGTATCACCTGGATGAACTACCGCGGTGGTCAGAACGTCGGCATCGAGACCGACAAGTGCCATCTGGTGCCCATGGGCGTGCCCGGCCTCTTCCGCACGGTCTATGCCCCGGCTGATTACATCGAGACGGTGAACACGCCGGGCCAGCGGCTCTATGGCAAGCAGTGGGAAATGCAGAACGGCAAGGGCGTGAACCTCGAGTTCCAGATGAACGCCCTGCAATACTGCACCCGCCCGCGCGTGCTGATCCCGGGCAAGCGGACGTGAGCCGAAAGGACCGGGCCCGTGGCTTCCATGTTTGACGATCTAGACGCCGCCCTCTCGGGCGCGATCAAGGGCACCTTCGCGGAGGTCGCGGTCCACCGGCCGCGCGTTTCGGCCCAATACGCTGAGCGCGCGGCCGATCCTGACCAGCCGCAACACCTCATCTACGGGGTGTTTTCCGCTGGCCCTGCAGATGACGGGCTGAAGGGGATCGCCCGGGGATCGGACTTCTCGGGGACGACGCGTGTGGCATCGGCCAGCGCCGAGTTCTGGATCGCCAAGGCCGAGGTCACTGCGCTGACCGCGCTTCCGGCCAAGGGCGACACGCTCACACTCACCAGCCGGGCTGCCAGCCCGACCTATGCGGTCTCCTCAGTTCAGCACACGGACATGGGCGACCTGAACCTTATTCTCGTTTGGGAGGACCTGCCGTCATGAGCCTGACCCGCCTTGCCATGCGCCTCGCGGCCGCCCGTGCGCTGCTCGACCGGACGCTGGCCGGGCCGCGGGTCTTCGACAGCGCGGTCGACCCGATTGACCAGACCATCGCTCAACAGCGCCAGCCGCTGATCGTGCTCACCACCGATGAGCACGAGCTTGAGGTGACGGGGCGCGATCTCGGCAGCGGCAACCATCGCTGCGAGCTGGTAATCGAGATCGCCATTGCATCCCGGGTCGAAGTGCCCGCGTCTGATGGGGACGGCGGTCAAATCACCATTGCCATTCCGCACACCGATGAAGGGATGGAGCTGACTCTCGACATCATGGAGCATCAGGTGGTCCGCGCCCTGAACCGCGACGACAACGCGTGGTCGCGTGTCTGGATGATGCTGGTCCCCCGGATCACGCGCAGCCTCTCCCGGCGCGGCGCATCGGCCGAAAACGGCGTGCGCTTTGCTGCGCGGCAGCTGGTCTTGAGCTGCGATCTGGTGGACACTCCGGTGGCCGGTGGCACGATTGCGCCAAACAGCGCCTGGGGGGATGCGCTGGCTCTTATGGAGGCCGATCCCATACTGGCAAATATCGCAAGCCTACTGCGCGCGGAGATGGATGGCACACCACTTGCCGATTGGCGCTTGGCTGCGGAAACCCTTGGTGTCCCGCTGGAAGTGGCAAACCAGATCGGCATCGGGCCGGTCGAGGACCTCGATGCGGATCCGCAACCGCTCGTGGACATCACGTTTCTGGATTTCGACCAGACAGTCGTCTTTGAGCCGCAAGGGTCATAGGCATGGCGATCCGCGAAATCGTCGAGCTTGTCGCGCGGGTCACCGATCTGGAACGCCGTCTGGCCGGTATGATGCGCCACGGCACCGTTGCCGAGGTCGATCCTGCCCGGCAACGGGTCCGGCTGGATTTTGGCCCGGCACATGGCCGGGACGGGCAGTTCCTTTCCCCGTGGGTGCCCTACGCGCAGTTTTCTGGAGCCTTAAAGGTTCACACGCCGCCGACCGTCGGCCAGCAGCTGACGGCCATGTCGCCCACCGGCGACTTCCAGCAGGCCGTGGCGGTGCCGCTCACCCACCACGCCAGCAACCCGAGCCCGTCGGAAGCGGCAGATCAGAACGTCATGACCTACGGGAACGTGATCATGACGCTGGCAGACGATCTTGTTCGCAGCGAAGTCGGCGGGCTGACCTTTGAGCTCACCAGCGCACAGGCGCAGATCACGGTTGGCGACGTGACCTTCAGGGTCTCTCGCGCTGGCGTGGAGATCACCGGCGGCACGGTTACGCACAACGGGAAGAACATCGGCGCCACACACATACACGGCGGGGTGAGTTCGGGCCCATCTACAACAGGCGTTCCCGCCAACTGAACCGAAGGGAAAGATTAATGCCGCGTTACGCTATCACCGAGAAGGCCGGGCGCTTCGTCGCCGGGCAGAACAACACCGGGGTCGGGACAGTCCTGACCTTGACTGCCAAGCAGGCGGAGCATGAGCTGCGCCTCGGCACGCTGCGTCGGCTCGATGTGCCGCAGGTGACGGCCGAACCAGAGACAGATGAAGCGCTGGCAGAAACGCTTGCGGCCAAGGAAAGCAAGTCCAAGAAACCATCGCGCATCGAACCTGATCTTGGTGCGGATCATGCCACTGCTGATGATGCGGGCTAACCGGTGGCCACGCGCAGCATAAACCCGTCCGTCGGTCTCAACGCCGCCACCGGCGGTGTGATTCAGGGCTGGCCACACGTGGCCCAGAGCCTGCAGGACATCTTCACCACGCGGTTTGGAACGCGCATCATGCGCGAATGGTATGGATCGTTCGTGCCCAACCTGCTGGGGCGCACCATCACCCCCAATGAGGTCACACCGTGGTTTGCGGCGGTGACCTCTGCGATCGAGCAGTTTGAGCCGCGCTACCGTGTGACCCGTATTCAGATTGTCGAAGTGACACGCGACGGTCGGCTGCATTTCTTCCTCGAGGGCGAGTACCGGCCACGCGCCACTTATGGCGACTTCACGGTTGAAGGCGCGCGCCGCATCAATGCCTATGCCAACCCGGACGGGGTGCTGATCGAGGAGCGCGAGGCCCAACCATGAGCCGTTTCACCGCCATCAACCTCTCCGGTCTGACGCCGCCGGACGTGATCGAGACGCTGGACTACGAGGCGATCGTCACCGAGATGCGCGATGATCTGGTCGCGCGGTTTCCGGCGATCACCGGCGTCATTGATCTCGAAAGCGAGCCCGCGCGCAAGCTGATTGAGGCCTTCGCCTATCGCGAGATGCTGCTGCGTGCGCGGATCAATGATGCGGCGCGCTCGGTTTTGTTGGCCTCGTCTTACGGCAGCAACCTCGATCATCTGGCCGCACTTTTTGCCACGCAGCGGATGCAGGTTGAGGATGCTACCGGCGTGCTGGTCGCGGAAGACGATGATCGTCTGCGCCGTCGCGTGCAGCTGGCCCCGGAGGCGTTCTCCGTGGCCGGACCTGAAGGGGCGTATGTCTATCACGCGCTCACCGCCGCGCCTTGGGCGCGCGATGCCACGGCGATCATGACAACGCCCGGCCGGGTGCGTGTCACGATCCTGCGGGAGGGACCTGATCCGGTTCCCAGCCTTGCGGAACGCGAAACCGTCCGCCTGTTGTTGATTGACAATGACGTGCGGCCGCTGACGGACATGGTTGAGGTCTTGCGGCCTCGGGTCCAGCGCACGGATATCACGGCCAAACTGACCCTCTATCCCGGGCCAGACGGCAATGTCGTGCGCGACCGCGCCCTGTCAGCCTTATCTGACTGGGTGGAAACCAATCGGATGCTTGGCATGAACCTGCGCCGCTCGGCAATCTTCTCGAAGTTGCATGTCGAAGGCGTGCATTCGGTGGATCTGGCTACGCCTGCTGCGGACATCGTGCTCGGCCCTACAGAGGTCTATGCGGTGGAGGCAATTGCCGTGACGGTCGCATCGCTTCGCGATGAATAGGGCAAATCAGGGGTATGGGCCCCCGTTTAGATGACGCGCCGTACAGAATTCGTCGCAGTGGTGCGTTAACAGTCGTCTAATTCGGGCACATTTCCGATCCGGACAAGAAACATCGGCGCACTTATCTCGCCCGAACTTGGATCCTCAACAATCATATAGGCATCCGCACCCGCGCAATCAGGCGATTGGCTGGCACGTTCTGCCCGGCTTTTGGCCTCTTCTGGCGTCGAATATTGAAACTGCTTGTCGATTTTCACACTGGCTGGTGCGCCCTTTGCTCCCTTGGTCTCGACATAGGTTTGGCAAATGTAGTGGGTTTTTGAAGTGTCACCGGTGTCGTCGGACATAAGGGCAATCCTTGAAGAAGTTTTCGAGAAACAGGCGGTCGTCAGAGCCAATCTGCGGCTCTTAATGTGCGATCGCTCAGAAACCCGACCGTCGAACTCAACGTCCCCTATCCCACATGAACCGACGAGTCCCTCGCGAATTTCTTAAACGAGGCTGCCCATGACCCGCGAGACCCTGCTCCCCGACAACCGGACGGCCTTCGAAGAGGCGGTCGATCTCACCGGCGCGCGCATTGCCGATTTGCCCATCGGGTTGCGTCCGCTGGTGCAACCGCAGCAGATCCCGAGCAGCCATCTGCCCTGGCTCGCCTGGGGCCTCTCGGTTGATCTGTGGGACAAGGACTGGCCCGAGGAAACCAAGCGGGCGCGCATGGCGCGCGCGTTACCGTTTCACGCAATCAAGGGCACCCAGACCGCCATTGCCGAAGCGCTGGCCGTCATGGGGGCCGAGGCGCGGCGGTTCATCGTGCCGCCCGCCAAAACCTATCTGTCGAAGGCGCTGACGGAGACGGAACGCAGCGCTTATCTCGACCGCTTCGCACAACTCCGGGTCTATCCCTTCATTGCCCGGGGTGTTTCCGGTCGGAACACCCGGTTTCTGTCGGCACCAGAGGGCCCGGGCACCGCCTTTGCCGGGCCCAACAATCCAGTCTCGGTGCAGGGCACCCGCTATGTGCGCACCGCAAAGCTGCATGATCGCGGCCGCGAAACGACCCTGACGCTCCGCACGGTGACGCCAGAACGCGTTGGGGAGTTCAACGCGATTGCCTATGACGAGGTGGTTCTGGCCCCCAAACCCACGGCTGCGATCCATCTGAACGCCGCCCCCAAAGCCCACGCCTTCCTGATTGATGATATCGGTGTGCGCCAGCGCATTGTCCGCATCCCGCGGGCCACGACCTACAGCTACCGGCTGGGCCGGGAGCAATACACAACCGTGCTGCCAAAAGGTGAGCTGATCGATGTGCGCCCCCAGCAGGTTGCTGAGACACATCCACGCCAGTTTGGAGCGATTTTCCCCGGCGTGCCGCGCCAGCATGTGGCAGGCACGTTCCTGCCCGAGACGATATCCTGGCAGTATCTCTATGATCGCTGGCACATCCACGACCCGGCCCGCGTGCTCGAAGAGCGCAAGCGGTCCACTCATCTGGGCTACACCCGACTTGGGATGCCGCCATACCACGCCGAGGTGCTGACCCGCATTACCGGGCGGCGGTATCCGCGCACGGCGGGCCGTTTCGTCAATGGCTATATCGTGGCTGCCAGCACCAAGCCCGTCGCGGATGCGCGCGAGGCGGTGATGGTCGCCAAATCACTGCGGGACAAGGTCCTGATCAACACCAAGACCTGGCGCGTCCCGCGACCGGGCGACCGCCGTGCAGTGGGCGATATCACGCTCGGCGCTTTGACAGAGGTTTGAGACATGGAACGCACCGTCATCTACCGCGATCGGCAGGAGCTGCAATCCGCCGATCTCAACAACATGCAGGATTTTGCCCGCACCTCGATGGATCACATCGTTCGAGACGCGGTTGAAAGCGGCAAAGCCTATTCCGGCTTCTCGGCCACCAAGACGGCCGCCACCGAAATCACGCTGTCGGCGGGCAGGCTTTATGCGGGTGGCGCGGTCTATGCACGCGGCGAGGACATCATCGTTGATCTCTTCAACGTGCTGCCACTTGTGACCCGCAAGCGCGTGGCAATCGTCAGTTTTGGTCAGCAGGTCGAGACGGATATCCAGCCCCGCGACTTCCTGATCGATGCGCAGACCGGCACCACCGAGCCGCAATCGGTCGCGATGGAAAGCCTGCGCCGCGCAGAAATCTCCACCGTGGCGGGCACCGAAGGGCCGGACCCGAGCTATCCCGCCACGGATGCCAATGTGACGGTCATTGCCTATGTGCTGCTGGACACCACAGGCGTTGTGGCGATCGAGCAGTGGCAGGCGACACAGCTGCCAAACCTGCGCAATGTCGCAAACCGTGCGATTGCACTCGAGCGCTGGCGCGGCCAGATCAGCGGCCAGGTGGACACGCTGCGCACGGATCTGTCGGCGCTGGCAGACCGGCTGGCGGGCTATGCGACCAAGGCCGAGATTGTGGAATTGACGGAGCAGCTCGATGAGCTG